CTGGCCGATACCTCTCCGGAATGCACGCGGGATATCGGAAAATCACGCGAGAAATGGGAGTGATGATGATCGATACGCGCACGATCGGGGACGACGGAGGTCGACCGCATGGGCATGATGGAACCGATGACAGGATCGGCGGTGGCAACCATGGCCTGGCGCGTGGCGGAGAGTCTTGACCAGCTGTTGGCGGAGATCAACGCGGCGGCGCCGAACCGGAACAAGGCAAGTGACGGTTCGATCGGTGATGAGGCGCACCAGAGCACGGATTCCGATCACAATGCGCACTGCTGCGGATGGGTCGTCACCGCCCGGGATTTCACCCATGACCCCGGCAACGGTTTCGATTCCTATGCCTATGCGGACTGGCAGCGGCGGCGGTGCAGCGGCGAAATCCTGATCGGCGGGAAGCGGGAATCGCGGGTCAGCTACATCATCAGCAACCGACGGATCGCCAGTGCGGACAGCGGTTGGGCCTGGTGCGACTACTACGGATCGAACCCGCATGACCATCATGTCCACGTCAGCGTCGACTGTACCGGCGAAGGCGGGGCGATGGACTCCACGCAACCATGGGGATGGACAGGAGACGACGTGTCAGCAGCAGAAGTGTGGTCGGCGGATGTGGATCCGAGCGGCAACTCGTACACCGCGTCGGGGGCGTTGTGGACATGTTTCCAACGCACCGGTTATCTCGGCAACGATTTCGCTCCGCATGTCAACAACATGCTTGCAACGATGTCAGCCGACATCACCGAAATCGAAACCGACCTCGAGGGTATGCGCTCGCGGATGAGCAACATCCAGAACGCCATGGCGGATCTCACCCTCGATGTGGCGGAGCAGACCCGCCAGACACGGCAGCTGACCGAACAGATTGAGGATCAGGGGCACCTGTTTCAGGAGCTGCGGTGGTTCCTCATCGTCGCGGTGCTGATCGTCCTGGTGGTGGGTGGTTTCAGTGCCTGGACGCTGGCCAGCTGACGTGTGATGCCCAAACGCCGCCGGGACACACAGGCATTGTTCGACGTCCCAACGGGCCGTAAGGGGCGGGTGGAGCGGGCCGTGGATGCCGCGATCGTCATCGCCCGCCATGACGGGGTCCTGGCCGAGGTTGATTGCGCGGCGCTGACATTGGCCCGGGCGCAGGCCCGCGGCGTCGACGTCGCGGAAGCTGGCCAGGACGTGTGGGCGCTCGCCCGCATCGGCGCGGAACTGCGTGAGACGTTGCAGCGATTACGGTTGGATCCAACATCACGGGGGGGCCAAACAGATGACCTTAGAGATTTCCTTGGCGCCCTTGGACAACCCCAGCCCACAATCCCCGTCAGCCCTGCCCCGATGGGCGACGGCGCGTAATCCTGGCCGGCCGACGTTCGGCGACGCGGTCGCGCAGGTTGCGCAGGCCCTGGGTTGGCAGCTGATGCCGTGGCAGCGTCAGGTCGCCGATGTGGCCCTGGAGATCGACCCGGCGACGGGGGAGTGGGCGCATCCCCTGGTGGTGTGCACGATCCAGCGTCAGGCCGGTAAGACAGTGCTCCTGGGCGCGAATTCTGTCCACCGCTGTCTGTCGGGCCCGGATCGGGAATGCTGGTCAACCGCGCAGGACCGGGTCCATGCCCGCCAGTCGTTCATGAAACTCGTCAAGCGGATCCGCCACGGAGTGATGTCGCCGCCGTTCACGAAGATCCGCGAGAGCAACGGGTCGGAGTCGATCAGTTTCCCCAACGGCTCCGCGTATGGGATTTTCGCCCCCAGCGACGATGCGCTGCATGGCACCACGAATGCCCTGGTGAACATCGATGAGGCGTGGAGTTTCGATGAGAGTCGCGGTACGGAACTGATGCAGGCGATCCTGCCGACGTTCGCCACGGTCGCCGGCCAGCTGTGGATCACCTCGGCCGCCGGAACGTACCGCAGCACGTGGCTGCGGTCATTGATCGAGGCCGGCCGGCTGGTTGCCGAATCCGGCACGACGACCGGCATGGCCTATTTCGAGTGGTCCATCGGTGAGGACACCGACATCGCCGACCTGGCCGCGGTTGCCGCCGCGCATCCCGCCTGGGGACATGGTCTGCGGCCGGCGGCATTGGCTGACGCGAGCCGGATCATGACGCCAGAGGAGTTTGCCCGCGCATACGGCAACCGATGGCCATCATCCTCAGGCGGCGATTCGGTCATTCCATCAATGATCTGGTCCCTCGCGGCCGATGACATCACCACCGCACTGCCGGATCCCGGTATCTGTTCCCTGGGTTTGGACGTGGGTCGTGACGGCGCCGATGCGGCGATCGTGGCCGCCTGGCGCAGCGGCGATGGCATCGGCCACGTCGAGCTTGTGGATTCTCGGCCCGGCACCAGTTGGGTACCGGAAAGACTGATCGAGCTTGCCGCGAAGCTGAAACCCCGCGCGGTTCTGTATGACCGCATGGGCCCGGCCGTAGCGGTAGGGGATGCCTGCCAGCGGGCCCGGGTCCGCGGAATATCTGCGGTCACCCTCGACGATCTCGCGGGCGCGGCGTCGGCGTTCCTGACCGGGCTATCCGACCGCACCATTCGGGTCCGGCCCCATCCGGTCCTGGACGTCGCCGCCGGCGTGGCCACTCGTCGGATGGTGGGTGAACGGTGGGTGTGGGACCGGCGGGACACCGCGCAGTCCGTTGCGGCGCTCATTGCCGCCACCCTGGCGCTGTGGGCGTTCGACCACACCCCCCGTAAGACGTTCAAGGTCCTGTAATCACGCGGGGATGCGAGGTACACCGATGCAGGTACGAATTGATCCAGAAGATGAGGTCATGGCCGAGCTTGACGGGGCCCTGACGTGGCGTAATTTCGCCGACAAGGTCGACCCTGACGGCATCCTGTCCGAAAGCGAACGCGAGAAACGGGCCACAGTGTCCCGGCGGGTGTTTCTGATGCGGATGATCCTGCGCCGCAGCACCATCCGCAGCCGCCAGGACGAGCTGGATCAGATGCTATGCGCGTATGCGGCGGAGCTCGCCGCGGCGGATTTCCATCCGACACACACCGCCGACGCCGCCCCGGATCCGGCAGATTCGGATATCGTTCCGTTTTGAGAGCATCCCCCATGATGTGGTCTCAACCGGTGACGGGGGACGGTCGCGCACACAGGTCGGAGACGGACTGTGGTGTGTTGACCGTCCCCCGCCATTTCGTTTCCTCATAAGATGGATGCCGTGCCCTGGCCGCCGCTGAACGGACCCAAGATGGTCGGGGCGGCGCTGCGCCAAATCGCCTCCGTGATGCGGTTCCCGTGGCAGCCGGGATCCGCGGTCCTGCCGTCGCAGCCGTGGAACCGGATCGTGTGGCCCAGCCCCGCCGGTGTGACCGACGATGTGCCGCTGCCGATGACACCCACCACCGCCGCCGGGATCCCGGCCGTGGGCCGGGCCATGGCCGTATACGCCGGGGCGATCCGGCAGATGCCCCTGGACGCCTACCGCGGCGACCAGCTGCTGCCCCGGCCGCGGCTGCTCGACCAACCCGACCCGAACGCCCCCCGCGGCTGGTGGGTCGGTGTCCAGGTCGAGGATTACCTGTACAACGGCAACGCCCTGGCCGTCATCACCGCCCGCGACGCCGCCGGCTGGCCATCGGCCGTGACGTGGCTGCCGGCGAACTGGTGCCAGATCGGATGGGATCCCGCCCGCCCCGGCGCAGTGCAGTACCTGGTCAACGGGACACCGCTGCGCGGTGACGACGTCGTGCATGTGCGCCGCGGCGCCGACCGCGCCTGCCCCGTTCGGGGGATCGGCATCGTCGAACAATATCTACGGTCGCTGGAACGTGTCGCCACGCAGGAAAGCTACGAGAAAGCCACCCTGCAGAACGCTGCGGTGCCCTCGGTCGCGGTCGTGTCCCCCAACCCGGACCTCGACCAGAGCGAAGCCGACGACGCCAAAGAGAAATGGGTGGCCGGATACAGCGGCGGACGGCGGCTGCCGGTCGTCCTGTCCGCCGGCACGCAGGTCATCCCCCTGGCGTGGTCGCCGGAGGATGCGCAGCTCACCGAGGCCCGCCGGATGGCGCTCACCGACGTCGCGAACATGACCAACCTCGACGCTTACTATCTGGGCGCTCCGAATGCGTCCCTGACGTACCAGTCGCCGGGGGCGAATTTCTCGAATTTGCTGCGGATCAGCCTCGAGCCGGTCCTGTCCGATTTCGAGGACGCGTGGTCGATGGCGCTACTGCCCCGCGGGCAGCGGCTGCGTTTCGAGCGGGTGCAGTTCACCCGCGACGATTTCGCCTCGACCATCGAAACCCTCGCCACCGCCGTAGCCGCCGGGATCCTGACCAATGAGGAGGCCCGCGGTTTCCTCGGGATGGCCGGCCCGGCCGGTCCGGCGCTGCTGGCCCCGACCGCCACGACCAAACCGAAAGGGGTCCCGGAATGAGCAGCGTACGGCGGGTGAAGGTCCGCGGCGGGCCGCGGATGTCCTGCCAGATGACAGACATGGACGCCAGCAGCAACCTCAAAACCCTCACGGGCCGGGCCGCCCCCTACGACGTGCCGACTGTCCGCGGCTGGCACATCCTCAGTTTCGCCCAGGGATGTTTCGACAAGAGCATTAAGGAAGCCGCCCGGAATCTGCCGCTGCTGCTGTGGCATGAGGATAAGAGGTTCCCGATCGGCTCAAACACAGTGTGGACGTCGAAAGCTGATGGCCTATGGGGCGAATGGACCCTCGACGACGCGCCGGAGGCCCAACGCGCCGCGAAGCTCGCCCAGTCCGGAGTCTTGACAGGTCTATCCGTGGCATGGCAACCGATCCTCAATGACTGGCAGATCAGCGACATGCAGGAATGGTCCCTCGACGACACGTCGACCCTGGACCGGTGCACCCTGCTTGAGGGACGGCTACTCGAAACGTCGATGGTGACGATCCCGCAGTGGGACCAAGCGCATGTGACGCTGGTCGCGTCGCGCCGCGACACGCCGGCGCCCGACGCCCGGCCCGCGTTGGACCGGTGGAAGTCCTGGCGGTCTACCCTGTGAAACTGCGGGGGCCGGTACCCCCTTGTCTTCCCTGACGTGCCGAACCGGCCCCCCTTACAACACCCATATGACAAGTTCCGCCCGACCTGCCGGGACACCGCCGGGACACCGCCGGACCCCCACACGGGGGCACCACGGGGACACCCACGGGGACACCCACGATCGGTTTCAGATGGCCACGCTCGCGCGTTGGCCTCCCGATTCTGTGTGGAGTGTGTACCCATGTCCATGGCGATCCTCGACCGTTTCGAGTCCGAACGGCAGGAACAGGTTGCGTATGTAGATCACCTGTTGGGTGAGGTCGACGGCGCAGGCCGTGACCTGTCGGAAACCGAGAAAGCATCCCTGGGCGCCGCCCGGGAACGGATCAACGCCCTCGATGAACAGATCCAACCGCTGATGGAGTTTCAGCAGCTGCGCCAGACGTCCGCGAACGTGCCGTTCACCGCGCCGGGCGCGCCCCGGCAGCAGGCACGGTCCCTGTCGGCGACGGCGAACGCCCCGGCATACCTGTCCGCCGGCCACGCGATGCTCGACATCCTCGCCACCATCCCCCACAAGAACCACGAATTGGCGGGCCTGTTCGGCCCGCGGCATGACAGCGCCGCCGCCCGCCTCGCCGCGATGCGCGACGCCGACCGGATCGAACGCGCCGCGAATCAGCTCACCAGCGACACGCCGGGCATTCTGCCGGTGCCGGTCGTCGGGACGGTCCTGTCGACGATCGACGCGTCCAGGCCGCTGATCTCCTCGCTGGGGGCCAAGCCGATGGGCGGGATCCCGGGGACGAAGTTCCAACGCCCCAGGGTCACGCAGCACACCCTCGCCGGTAAGCAGGCGGCGGAGAAGACGGCCCTGGCGACGCAGCAGATGAAGATCCAGTCCCTGGAGTTCTTGAAGGAGACCTACGGCGGGTGGGTCAACATCTCCCGTCAGGACATCGACTGGACCTCGCCGACCGCGTGGGACATCCTCATCAACGACCTGGCCGACAGTTACTCGATCGCCACCGAAACCGCGACCGCGACCGCGTTCTCCGGCGTCGCCGGGATGAACGGCCCCGTCACCGTGGCGACGAACGACCTCGCCGGCTGGGCCACGGCCCTGTATGAGGCCGCGGCGCTGGTATATCAGGGATGCAAGCGGCTGCCTGACCGGCTGTGGGTGTCACTGGATGTGTGGGCCGCGATCGGCCCCATCGTCGACACCGCCCGGCTGGTGTTCCCACCCGGCGCCGCCGGCGCCGGCAGCTCCTCGCTGGTCGCGTTCTCCGGGAACATGTTCGAGCTCGACCGGATCGTGGTCCCGAGCTTCCCCGCCGGCACGGCCGTCATCGGCGTGTCGAACATGGCGGAGTTCTACGAGGAGCGCATCGGGCTGCTGACCGCGGTCGAGCCGTCGATCCTCGGCGTCGAGGTCGCATACGGCGGGTACACCGCGTTCGGTGTACTCGAATCCAAGGCGTTCACGGAGCTTGTCGCGCCGGTGGTGCCATAGGACGTGCCTGGGGGCCGGTAGCGGTGGATGCCCCGATCCAACCGGGGGGCTGGATTGTCGATGCACCCTCCACCGGTCCCCAGGCGCCCATCCCGGCAACCGCGAAAGGGGGTAGGCCATGGCGACCGTTCCCACGGTTGCGGAGCTGCGGGCCTGGCTGAAGGTCACGACCGCGGCGATGAGCGACGCCGAGCTCACCGACGTCCTGGCCGCCGAGGTCGAGCTGCAGGTCATGTCATGCCGGGTCCCGGACACCTGGCCGACCGACACCGCCGCGTACCCGCCGCCGCTGCGGCTGGCCCTGTTCCGCCGCTGCGGGCGCAGCGTCGCCGCCCGCGGCGTGCCGCTGGGCCTGACCGGTTCCGAAGAGTACGGGCCGGCGCGTCTGCCGAGCTTCGATCCGGAGATCGAACGCCTGGAACGCCGGTTACGCAAATTCGTCACGGCATGAAGGAGGAAAGCAATGAGGGATGACAACAGAGACCGGGCGCCGCAGCGGCCCCCGGGCCGCCCGCCGACCGGGCCCCCGGTACCCCACGACCCGGAACCGACGCCACCGGTGCCGCCGGCGCCCAACCCGACCGATCCCGACGACGACGATGTCTAGGTGAGGAGCTCTACCGTGTTAACCATTTCTGCGCTGGCCCGGCGGGCGGGTCTACTCTCCGTGGCCACGGTCGCGGCCGCGACCCTGGGTGTCCCGGCGGCCCACGCCATGCCCATCCCCGAGACCACCGGCGGCGCGGCCGCGTTCGACACGCCGCGGACCATCGCCGGCACCGACCACGACGACCGGGACCGGGTCCGCCCGCGGCCGACCGTCACATTCGAGCAGCGGTGCGAACGGCGGCTGTGTTTCATCCGCGTCCTGATCGATGACGGCCGGACGTTGTGGTCCTGCCGGCCCGGTGTGCGCCACTCCAGCCGTGGCCGCGGCGACGACGTGCAGGCCCTGGACGTCGACAGTGTGCTGCGCACCGCCGGCGGCGGCGATGACGATGATGGCGACTGGTGGGATGACGACGATGACGTCCTGCGTCCCGTGACGACGCGGCTGCGGCTGCGGTGCGTCCCCACGGACCGCTAACACGTCATGGTCGATCTGGCGCAGATACGGGCCGAGCTCGTCGCTGCGCTGGATGGCGTCTCCGCCACGTTCAACGGGGACCCGATCACCCTGTCGGCGAAACCCATACAGCCGCATCCGATCGCGGTATGGGACGTGTGGCCGACGTGGCAGACCGCCCGGCCGGTGACGATGTGCCTGGCGGAATCCGACTGGCAGACATGCGTCGCGCTGCCAGGTGGTGATCCGATGTCAACGGTGGCGGCCGGGGATGCCCTGATCGACCCGGTCGCCACCGCCCTGGCCGCATATCAGATCACGACCATCGCGCCGGGGCAGGTGATCGTCGCCGAGAGCGGCAACGTCCCGGTACTGATCTTCAACGTGACGATTTAGGAGAAGAGGAGACATGGCCGGCACCGCTACGAAACTCGGGCCCGGTGAGCTCACCATCGGTAGCACCGCACCCGACATGTTGGACCTGTCGTGCCAGTTGTCGGCCGCCAAGGTCGAGTGGTCCAAGGACAAGGAAGATGACATCGCGACCCTGTGCGGGGACACCCTCGCCGGCGCCGCGAACTACACCGCGAAGCTCACCGGGACGGTCCTGCTGGATCTGTCCGACGGCGGAATGGTCGATTTCACGTGGGACAACAAGGGCAACAGTTTCTCGTTCGTGTTCACCCCGAACACCGCCGCCGGGAAGTCCGTCACCGGCACCCTGACCGTCGACCCCCTCGACGTCGGCGGCGATGAGGTCAAGAAGAACATGTCCGTTGATTTCGAGTGGGACATCGTCGGTGACCCGGTATGGGGGACCAGCCCCGTCATGACCGGCACCGCCCGGGAACGCGTCGCGGCATGACCGCCGCGGTGGTGGTGATCGGCGATCGGCGGCTGCGGGTGACGATGGCCGCCGCCGGCACCGCGTTGATGGACATGTCCGAACCGAATCAGCGGATCGCCGTCCGGATGGCCAACGCGTCGAGGGGCCGGGCGCCGCGTCGCACCGGGCGTCTCGCCGGATCGACCCGCCCCGTGTGGGACCGCGCCACCGCCGCGGTCACCGCCGGCGGTCCCGGCATCCCCTACGCCGGCGTCATCCACTGGGGGTGGCCGGCCCGCAACATCCGCCCCCAGCCCTGGCTGGCGGAAACCCTGCAGGAATACCAGTCCGCGGCGGTCGCCGCGATCGACGAACGCGTCACCCACATCGTGTCCACGATCCACGGAGCGACCTGACATGAGCGAACAGAAGCTGACCGCGCCCCGGTTCCGCCTGTACATGCAGGACGGCACGCAACATGAGGTGGATGTCGCCAATGCGGACATGGTCGCGTTCGACAGGGAACGGGCCCGGCACCGCGACTGGCCCACCATGACCGACGGGGTGTTCTTCTTCCAGAACTACGTCTGCTGGCACGCCGTGGGCCGCCTCGGTCTGCTGCAGTTGTCCCTGGGCCAGTTCGAGAAGGACGTTCTGCAGATTCAACCGATCCAGGACACCGAGGAGGATGACGACGTGGACCCTACCCCGCCGGATCCCGTGCCCGGATGGTCGTCGCCATAGCACTGGCCACCGCGACCGCTCCGGCGGCGTGGTGGGACGAGGATGACGCCACCATCGCCACCGCCCTGGAGCTCCTCAACGAACAGCAGGACCGATGATGCCTGGCACCACACTGATCATCAAGGTGATCGCGGACACCGCGCAGGCCGCCGCGGCGCTCAACGCCACCGCCGCCACCACTGGCCGGTTCGCCGCCGGGGTCCGTAGGGCGGCGATACCGGCCGCCGCCCTCGGTGTCGCGGCGCTCGTCGGCGCCGTCGGGGTCACCCGCGCGGCATCCCGGCAGCAGCAGGCGATGCGGGCCGTCGATTCCGTGTTCGGTAAATCCGCGGGCGTCGTCAAATCGTGGGCCGCCAACGCCGCCGACAGTGTCGGTCTGGCCGCATCCGAATATGCGACGGCGGCGTCGCTGATCGGATCGCAGCTGGGCAACCTGGGCCTGCCCCAGGATCAGGTCCTGAGCAAGACCAAGAATCTGATCAAGATGGGCGCTGACCTCGCCGCGACCTACGGCGGCAGCACGCAGCAGGCGGTGCAGGCACTGTCAGCTACCCTGCGCGGCGAATACGACCCCATCGAGCGCTACGGCGTCACGGTGAAACAGTCCGACGTGAACGCCCGGCTGCTGGCCGAGGGGCACGCCAAGCTCACCGGGAAACAACTGAAAGCGGCCCGGGTCGCCGCTACCCTGGCGCTGCTGCAGCAGAACGCCGCCAAGACGGCGGACCAGTTCGCCAAGAATTCCGACACCCTCGCGGTGTCGCAGCAGAAAGCCGCGGCGAAATTCGAGGACACCAAGGCCGCGATCGGGCAGGCGCTGCTGCCCGCGATGACCGCTCTCACGTCCATCATGGCCGGGGTCGCCGAATGGGCAGGGAAACACCCGAAACTGTTCGCCGCGATCATCGTCGCGGTGCTGGCCCTCGCCGCTGCCGTCCCGATCCTTAACGTCGCCCTGGCCATCACCACGGCATTGGCCGCGCCGCTGGTCCTGCCGATCCTGGCCATCGTCGCCGGCGTCGCCCTGTTCGTCGCCGCCGTCGTTCTGGCCTGGAAACGCAGCGAGACATTCCGCAACGTGGTCCTGGCAGCATGGGCCGCGATCAAAGCTGGTGCCGCGAAATTGTGGGCCGTGGTCCAGAACATCTTTCGGAATCAGATCGTCCCCCTGTGGAACACCGTCAAGGCCGCAGCAGGTGAGATCGCCGCCGCGATCGGCGCCGCGTGGCAGGACCTGCAGCCCACATTCCAGGAGGTCTGGGCCGTCGTCCAGAAAGTGTTCGGGTTCATCGTCGGCTATTACCGGGTGTTGTGGAACGTCACCGGCGTGGTCGTCAAGGCCATCATCGCCGCCTGGCGTTTCCTGACACCGAGCATCGGCACGGTCGTCGCCGTCATCAAGGTCCTGATCCAGGCGATCGTGGCCGCCATCATCATCATGTGGGCGCATTTCAAGAACGTCATCGCGGGGATCGTCGCGATCTGGAATCTCCTGCGCGCGGCGGTCACGGCCGTCGTCGGTGTGGTCATCGGCTATTTCCGGTTCCTCGCCGCCAACGCCCGCGCGCTCTGGAACGCCATCGTCGCCGCGGGCCGCGGCATCATCGGCATCTGGGTCGCCATCCGCAACGGCGTCGCCTCGGCCGTGAATTTCCTGCGTACCACCGTGTTCGGTGCGCTCAAGACCGCCGTCAACACCCTGGCGTCGGCATTCGCCACCGCGAAGAACGCCATTCTCGTCGCGTTCCGGCTGGTGCAGTCCGGCATCGCCACCATCATCGGCGGTATCCGTAGCCTGTTCACGAACGCGAAAACGACCGCCCTGGACTGGCTCGTCAACGCGTTCCGCACCGCGAAAGACACGATCGTCGGGATCTTCAACAGCATTTCCAGTGCGATCTCCGGAACCATCGACACGATCAAGAACATGATCCAGGGCCTCATCGACAAGCTGCATAGCATCCCCGGCGTCAAATCGATCCTCGGCGCCGTCGGGCTGTCTGCCGCGCCCGCCGCCGCGGCGGTGCCGCCGGCGCCGATGCCCCGGGCCGCCACCACCCGGGCAAGATCAACATCAACGGACCCGCGCTCGTCGGCCAACCCCCTGGCCGGTGCGACGTTCCAGTTGGTCCTCGACGGTCAGGTGGTGGAACGGGCCGTCACGAAGGTCACGGTGGCCCAGAATCGGGTGTTGGCGCGGCGGATCCTGTCCGGACGGCCGGCGCAATGACCACCACCCCGGGCGCGCCGACGGCCACCGGGCACACCGACGCGCTCCCATGCCCCCGGGTGGATGTGGTCCTGACGCCCCCGGGCGGTGTGGCGACCGTGACGGTCAACCGCAACTCGACCGACGGGAAGGTGCCGGTACGCGCCGCGGTGCGGCGCCCGGTTAGCGGCGGCCCGCTGATAGTCACCGATTTCGAGGCCCCGTTCGGCGTCCCGCTGACCTATTCGGTGATCGCCTACGACGTCGGTGGTGTCCCGTCGACCGAATCCGCCGTGTCGAACACGGTCACTCTGAACGTGGCGACCGGCTGCCCGTGGGCGATCGACCCGTCGAACCCGTCCATGGCGATGCAGTGGACCGCCCTGGAGTGGCCCAGCCGCGAATACGAGCGGGAAATGTCGCCGCTGTGGCCGATGATCGCCGACCAGGCCATCGTGATCACCGGCCGCCGCCGGCAACCAGCCTCGACCATCGAGGTCCTGACCCGCACCGCCGGCGAGGCGTTGACCATCCGGGCGCTGGCCGACACTCCGGTGATCCAGCTGCGCACCCCGACGTCGTGGGTGTGGCGGGGCGGGTACTTCGCCATCGGGGACCTGACCGAAACGGCGCTGTATTTCGATCCGACCAGCGCCGACATGCAGTGGACCACCGAGCTGATCCCGACCGCCCGGCCCGACCCGGCCCTGTTCTACCCCGTCTACACCTGGCAGGACGTCAAGGATTTCTACACCAGCTGGGCGGCGCTGATCACCGCGAAAGCGACCTGGCTGGAAGTCCAACGCAACCCCGACCCCGGGGCATAGCCGTGGCGCTCCTGCCGGTCTCGGCGACGTTCGCCGCAGCCGTCCGCAGCTCCCACCAGATCGTCATCCGCGCCGACGTCTGGTATGGCGGCCAGATGATCGCCGGTGATGTCCCGGTGACGGGCGGCACGCTCACCATCGACGACGACGCCGACATCCGCAGCAGCGGCACCGTCACCGTCGCCGACGCCGCCGGGGCATGGGTGCCGGTCATCGGGCAGGAGGCCACCCGCATCACTCCGTGGGGGCATGAGATCCAGCTCCGCTACGGCGTCGTGCTCCCGTCGGGCGGCACGGAGTACGTGTCGCTGGGGTGGTTCCGGATCCAGACCGTCAAGGTCGACGAGCGGTGGCGCGTCGACCCGACCGGTGCATGGATGTCCGGCGGCGCTGAAATCGAAATCGAGATCGTCGACCGGATGGCCGTCGTCGACGATTCCCGGTTCCTGACGATCTCCCAACCACCTGCCGCCGCGAAATGCCT